AGATTTCACCCTGCCATGCATCAGTGTCCATATTAAATGACCCACCAGCACCATTAAGCCTAATCCCTGCATTAGCTACAGCAGCAGAGTTAAAGCCTAGATACAGAGAATTTGTGCCTGCAGCAGAATTATTAACAATGTAAAGCTTATCTCTTTTAGGGTTTACCCATCGCCATACGATAGTGTTGTCAGCCACGTCTGTAAGGGTCCATGAAGGATGTGAAGCACCTGTGGTACCAGCATTAACGCACCAGTAATAACGGTCTATATTGTTGGTATACATATTAATGTAGTCACCGTAAGAGTAAGCTGTATTAGCCTTCCACATGTTAGTAACAGCCGGGTCAGCATGAGGTACAATCAGTACAGAACTTGTGGCTACAGTATAGGTTCTAGGCTGGTATCCTGCTGCAAAGCAGATTGTTGCTATTATTGCCATTACTGCAAGGGTTGATACGTATACTACTTTCTTCTTCATTATGTGTTACTCCTTTATGATGTTGATGTTATTGCAATAGAAACGCTGTAAATTCTTCCGTTAATTTCTGCCATTACGTAGACCGTCTTTGCTGATCCAGCATCTATATTCATGGCAACAACGCCGTTACTATCAGAAATTACTTCGTAATAAGCATCCGCTGTAAGCTCCTGCTGTTGTGACCCTGTGGTTACAGAAAAGTCAGTCTGCGCTACAGGATTGCCAAAATCAGAAGATGAGATCCATACGCGCATAAGGAACCTTTGAGAGAGGGACAGGCCGTTTGCATTCTGAACCTGTATACTTACGCTACCCGTATTGTCTGCATCGTTTGTGCCTGTAAGAGATAGTTTGGGAATGATAGCCTGCAAAGCAGCTTCTAGATTTTTAGCCAACACGGCACCTACAGCGAGGTCGCCAGCAACTATACTGTCAGTAAGGTCGACTGTTACTGTAGGCGTTCCAAGGGCGTTAAGCTTTGCCTTTGTCTGAAGTACGGTACCATCTCCGTCTGCTGTATACACCTGTCCTGGCGTTACGGTTGCAACAACACTCATTTCTTCTCCTTTTTCTTCTTGGCCTTCTTTGGGTCAACTTCACCGGTAAATATAGCCTTGACGCCTTCATAGGTCTTGGTATTTGTTTTGATTGCCTCTGCTATAGTTCTCAATATTGCGTCTGCTGTAGCGTCCTCTGTGACCTCAGATGTAACCTCTTCTTGTATCTCCGCGTCTTTAGTTGCTATTTCCGAGGGAGTCATATTGCGCCATGCAGTACCATCCTTGATTATATAAGGCGGTTGATTGGTTATTCCAAATGCAGACCACTCTGCCTCTGTATAACGATTCTTAGCATGATTAGCTTTAGCATTTTTACCGAACATACTTCCTATGCTCTCGACGTCTCCATCTTTATCTATATTGACTTCTACTATCGCAAAAGCAGGTATAGACATTAACATCAAGCTAATGATGATATATTTCCTCATAATGACCCCCCGAAGTTCCTGAAGTTATTTGTTGTACCATACACACTTATATCACTATATCTATTCGATGTCCCCAACCCGAAAGAAGTAAGACTTATATATCTTCCAGCAAATGGTCGGCTTAAAAGATTTGTAGATGTACCAGCTCCTGCAGAGTTGTATGCTATCGACGCCCTGACCCCTGCGGCTGTATGAGTAAATACACCCCCATTTCTTATAACACCACTAGCTAAACCTAAATCATTCAATCCGTAACCAACATCTAAAAACGCTAAGGCTGCACCTGCGTTATACATCTCTACCTTTACGTTTACAAATCCGCAATATACAGCACCTAGATCTATCTGGTAAGCTTGATTAACGTTACCATCTCCCCATGATGTAGTTGTACTTAAATCGCTATCAAAGGCTTCAGTGAAGCTGCCTATAGTAATTAATGTTCCAGAAGCAGCACTTGAAGTAACCATGTTGGTGTTAAGGGTCAATTTTGGGTAACCGTTGTAAGATACAGTAAGGTCATTGCTTGTAACAAGAAAATCACCATTAACTGTCAAAGACCCGTTTACTGTAGCTTTATAAGTGGTAGACGTGCCCATAGTTACGGTTCCAAAAATCTTATCACCAGAAGAACCACCAGCCAGCATTGCCTCTGTTATTCCACCCTCTTTGATAGTTATTAGGTTTGTAACTCCGCCAGTGTTCATATTGGTGAAAACATTTGTATCAAAGATTCTGTTTGTGTTAGAAGGGTCTACAGCTCCATCAGCAAACCTTGCCTTTGTAACCAAGTCCTCTAGTTGGGCTCCCGTCTGTAATCCAGTAGCACCATCAAACTGAAAACCTCTAAGGAAGTTGTCGGCGGCAAACAGACTAACAGAGAGGAAGCACAAACAAAAAAGTGTATAAAAGTTTCTCATATTACCTATCCCTTTTCGCGAAGAAGCTCTGTTGTCCTTGCGATATTATGCTTTTTATTCTTACAATGCCTCGTGTGTTCTTTATTCTAATAGAAAGTCTTTTGTTATGCAACACTCTTGGTATAAATCTTAATGCGTGTTTAGCAAAGATATTCATATAATATCCAGCCGTCTCATTAAAGCTAAATCCTGCAGATAAAATCTTTACAGTGTAGTCTTGACGGTATGGGTCATTATGGTCGAGATTTGTATTTAAAGGGTTCCAATCGGCTACACCTGCTATATCATAAGCCACATTGCTATATGTTATATCATTAAATACACTTACAGTACTGTTGTGGTCTTCCGTTTTGATGTCAATGTCTATGTTTGGATCTTGGTGTTCTATTGTTACCTCAGCCCTGTTATATTTTTTTGGGCTACCTTCGTCACCGTGTTCAAGGAATCTTGACCAGAAATCACTTTCAATCTTATACAGTGTTGTTGGATCTGCTATTTGAGTCCAATAAGTTGTATTTGTAATAAGCTGCTCTGTGTCGTGGGCTAATATGCATTGATAAATATCACCTGAGCTGCCTTCTGAGTAGTAGACAAGGTCACCAATTTTATAACTAGCCGTAGGGTCGTACATAGGTGTATCATGGTACCAATCTTGAGAATCCCACGGGTCATCAGTCCACATCCTTCTAACAACCCCGTCCTCGCCTAAGAAATAGAGCTTTTCGTCATCAGTATAAAACTCTACCGGATGCATAACGAGGCTTTCCCATATACCCACCCATGCGCCTTGCTTATCGTTGGCGTTTAAATCGTAAACTAAAACTTTATTATTAACTGTAGATCCGTCCATAGGGACAGCAAACAGCAAATGATTCTGGTAGAAAACACCGCAAGCTTTAGATGCTGCGGTCCAGTTGATTCTGTCGATTAATGGCTGTATTTCGTAGCTAAGGGGGATATCTCTACCTCTAAGCTTACCTTCCTGGGTGCGGGATAGGGACGTAATGCCCTTGTACGAAAGGAATGTTATTTCTTCACCATGTACAGCGTACGCCCGTTTCCCGACCATACCAACAACTTCAGATACGTTTTCAACAGAAACAAAGTCTGTTAGGTTTTCACCGTCAGCCTTATTGATGAACGAGTTCACACCGTTAAGAGCCCATATGCTTCTATTTTTAAAAGCTATGGCAAATGTTTCATGGAAAGGAAGAATCTTAATCAACTCGTCTCCATCACCTCGATTAATTGAGAAGAACTGATTTACTTCATCGTATACATCAAAATCAAGAGAATCAGAAGCGGAGATATCATCATCATCTATCAGCCATAATCTACCATACATATAGGAGCCTTTAGAAGATAAAGGGATACGGTTTGTGGTTCCTGGGTCTGTAAACCTTACAAATCCCTGCTCCTGTAGTCCGCCAAACCAACGTAACGGCTCTTTCCCGTTAGATCTAAGCATTACAACCTGATTATTACCCTGGACAAAAGTTATGTCTTCGTCGAGGCTTAAGTCCACGGCTGTAGGTATTTCCGACACAAACCCGTTGTCATAAACATAAACAGTCCCGTTACCTACAACAATTTGGCGACTTCTTGCGTCACCCGTGAATCTAAAGAAAGCAAACCCATCAATAGTGCCGGGCAACCATCCTGCAAAAGCAAAAGGAAACCAGAATCCTGTATGACTTACATCATTCTCTCTTCTGTCCTCCTCATTAAAGAAGAAACCTTCATGGTATCCGTCTCTTATGATAGGGAAAGCCCTGGTCATTCCGGGCCTAGTCCTCAAGTCACCATGTTCAATCATGTAGTTAATGCAATGACGGTATTCGTTTTGGCGTAAGTCACCAACAAGACGCAAACCACCAGAAAAATCTGTTTGTCCGTCAATTACTTGATGTCTATGGTCTGATCTCATTTAGTATAGAGCCCCGTATCCTATCTGTCCGTCGTCAAGATCTGAAAACATCCCATCCATAGGGTAAACTACATGCTCTGTTGCCTGTAATTCTTCAACTTTATGAACAGCCGAAGCCAATAAAGCTTTCCAATCGTTCTGCTTCTTTTGCCCATCCCACGCCCTAAACTCGTCGGAAATATACGAGACAAGTGCAGCGTCGGCATGGTCAATAAGCCAAGTAAGAACCCTGTAATCTGTAGGTGTAGCTGAAGGGTCTAAAGCGCTATATGCAGGGTCTACTATCGCAGGAACAAATCTCTTTCTTGCGAGAATCCTGTAAGTATCTACGTTGTCATCGGCATAAACCCTTATACGCCTCCTGTTGCTCGTGTCGTCTGTCAGGTAAGTAAACCTACCCGATGACACCTGTTCGCCTCTTATAGCCGCGTCTACCTCGTCCTGGGGCCACAAAGCAGGGTTGTCGTCAATAGTTGTATCCTCAACAGGCCTTACCGCAAGGATTATGTCTATATTGGTTTCAAAAGTGATAATATTGTTAGTAAAAGAGTTTACGTATGTAGCGTTGCTGGTCAGGAACGAATCTACCTTTGTTGTGTCCCACTGGAAAGAATCAAAAATTGTCTTACCGCACTTCTCGTAACGGGCAAGAGCTTCATTCAGAATATCATTCTGGATAGGGTCTCTAGGTAAGCCCAATCCGTCAGAAATCGCATCTTTGAGAATATCGAATACTATACGAGCCATAATCTGCCCCCTAAACCCGCCGAGGGATTGCCCCGGCAGGTCAGATTTTGGAGTTATACTTTACTTTTCAGCGTCAAATGTACCCGAAAGCACAGTCGTACCTGCTGTAGCTGGAATAGTCAAGTAAACAGGGTTGCTGATATACCCGACAAACATGTAATGCATCTCTGTCTGGTCACTAGCAGCAAGACCTGCAATAGTAACGATATCATCTGCGTCACAAACGTAGACAACATCATTAGCAGCACACGTAACAGCATTTGCCAGTGTGTAAGTAGTGACATTGGTTCCGTCAAACGATGCTATAGCTGAAATCTTTTCCAACTGATAGCCAGATGTAGGACTGTTTACAAGCATGTAATCAGAAGTTGTAGGTGTGAAACCTTCAACCTTGTTACTTACTGACCCAGTGTATACCTTCAGCGTTGTAGAAGCTGCAGAAGCTGCGCTTGCTGTAGTTTTACGCTGTGGACGGTAAACAGAAAGGTTAGCATTCGTAGCCTGACTCATTGATAGAGTAGTATTCCGAATGATTTTCCCTTTCTGCGCTGGTATAGTCAGCGATGTTGCGGCTGATCCTGTGCCAGTGGCAGAGAAACTTCCTCGTGATAATACTACAAGACCTGCAGCGAACGAAACCGAAACCCCGAACAGCAGAACCAGTAGACTTGCTTTTATCATCTTCTTCATGTTTTTACCTCTTAGTCTGTGTTTAACATTATCGAAGGGGGGATAGCGACAAACTACCCCCCTATTCGCCTAATTACACTCCAAAGCCTTCTAGCTGTTTAGCTACATTGGCAGGGTTGAAGTTATTTGGTTTTGGCTCTGATACGTATGCTTTGTAAACCAAGCACCAATCAGGGTTAATTACAGCTATTCCGTAAGGAAGCATGTAACCGATTGAGTGACTGTAACCAGTCTTTGTTATGTCCTGTACTTTGAACTTAGGACGCATTTGACGCATGTCACCAAGAGGAACCCATACGTAAGAAGCTTTACCAAAGCAAAGTGCTGAATGTACTTTACCCCAGTTAGCTCTAACACCTTCAGCGCCAGGATCTTCAGTAAACGGCTGGTCATCAATGATGATCTTCCATCCGGCATACTCAAAGGTCTTCATTGTCTCAAGACCCTTAATAGCAGACTTCATACCGCCAGCGATAGCTGCTGTGAGCAACCCGCCGTCGTCGTCCTGAAGAAGATCATTCCAGAAGGATGAAGAACAAACGCATATGTAGTTACCATCAACAAGTTTAGCGCCTGAAAGGCTCAAACGTGTCCAATGGTTACGCATATCAAACCATGTAGGCTTGTCGTTTGCATCCATATCAGCGAAAGTTTCCTTGCCATTGGCATAGTACTTAGGCGCTGGATCAAACGTAAATGACTCCTGGTACAGAGTTACTGTGGCTTCCGCAGATGCATCAAAGTCGGTAGTAAGAGTACCGTCTGCTGCATACTTTCCAGGAGTCATACGACCTACAAGCATTGCATTCTGTACAAGCTCGTGAAGTCTACGTTCTGAAGCTACAGGAAGATCTTCCCTTGCCCACTCATCCAAGTCGACCCATGATGTAGCCTGAGCTACAGTAGTGATGTCGATGAACTCATGCAAGAACTCAACAGGAACCTTAGGCTGTTCCGTTTCCATCGAAGCCCCAGAAGCAGGATCGCTTCCAGCACCACTAGGAGAAGGCATAGTCTGAGGTCTGCGGAACCTACCCTTACGAGTAAATTTAGCCCACTGGCCGTTATGTTTATCTATCGGACGTACAATTCCGAATGATTTGTTTATAAGAGCCGTTTTCCATTCGCGTCTCTCAAGGAATCTCTTTTCGAGATATTCTTCTACGAGTGAGTATTCAGATCTCTCGTTTAATACTGTTGCTAATGTACCACCTGGCATCATAGCCTCCATTCAGTTAAGAAACGGAGACAATATCTTATTAGTACCTCTTCTTGAAGTCGTTTAAAATATCATCCGCGCTTCGATTAGATTTCGTTTTAACCTGTGCGCTGGATCTTTTAGAGCCTGTTTCGGGTGAATCAATAATATTGTGTTTCTTCTTGATAGCAGCCAATTCAGCTCTAGCTTTTTCCAGCTCCGACTGATCTGCCTTAGAAGTTTGAGACCTAAACATTTTGACTTGATCTGCAGGGTGAAACAACAATTCATTTACCATATACTCAGGTAGTGACCCCTTCACTTCAAACCCTGTTCCTGTAGCATTAACCTTTCCAATATTTTTCTCAACCCACTCAGCAAACTTTTTATAGTCTTCGTGGTCAGGATCAAATATTGTTGGGTCAGACTCTTTTACAGAGCTTAATTCCTTCGCATGTTGTTCCGACTTCTGCTTCAACACTTCAGTCTGTTTATTTTGCTCTTCAGTGGCTAACTTGTTATCCTGTGATTCCCTAGTTTGTGCCAGTGTTACAGCCTGATTAGCTACTTGTGCTATTTCGCCGCTAAGATCGCCATACTGATTGTTGATAGCTCCCTGTAGAACAGGCGCTAATTCAGCAGCCGACAGTTGCGAGATTGCTTCAAGTGCAAGCCTCTCATTTTGCTGGTTTTCTGCATCAGAAGCGTAACCGCCTTCTCTTGCAACTCTGAGTACATTAAATGCATCCTGAGCTGTTACTTTAGGCTGTTCTGGTTGAGTTGTAGGTTCTGATATACGAGCCTCAAGAGCAGCAAGCTTTGCGTTAAACTCGGCTTCCTGGGCTTCAAGCTTTTCTTTCAGCGCCTTCTTCTCTATACGCATTTCTGCAAAAGCTTTATTTGCAGGCGTATCCAGTTCTTCTTCTGCCTTAACTTCAGGTTCCCCTTCGTCGGAAGCTTCTCCAGCTTCAACCTCTGCAGGTTCAGGCTGTTCTTCTTCCTTAACGGGTTCCTTTACTTCTGGCTCAACGTCCTCTTGTTTTTCTGGCTCCTGGTCGCCGCTATCTATCTCAGGATTAACACTAGGCTCCGGTTCTTCAACAGGTATTTCTGCCTCTTCGACTTCGGGGTACTTTTCTTTGAAACCCTCATAAATCTCATCAGCGGAAAGATCTTTAACCTCTTTTACTTCTTCTGGCATTTTTTTCCTTCCTCGGCTTATAGGAGCCGGTAGCCTTATTCGTCTTCTATGTCCATGTAAACAACATCGTTTACGTCATCTCCTTCAGACTGTTCAACAGCATAAAGGGCATTATCAGATTGGAGCATATACATACAATGTACAAAACCCCGCCTAAAATCATCACTAGAAATATTACCAACAAGGATCGAGGCCACAAGTTGAACCTTTACGGCTCTACGGATCAATTCGCCATCTGGTCCTTCTAATAAATTGCGAAGCTTGTCTTTTTCGCCGTTAGTTAGAGGGTTCTCTATTTTGATTACTAATTCTTTCTTGCTCATCCTGTACCTTTATCTTTTCTATCTCTTCAGAGTTCTCTACCGCAAGTTTAGCTATTGCTTCGTCTTCTTGGTTGTTTCTTTGAAGCTCTTCTGCGAACTGGGTCATTGTTTCTTGAATCTGTTGCAGCATAGTGTATATAGGCGGCTGACCATTTGGGCCTTCAGCATTAGGGTCACCTAAAACAACTTGCGCAAAATCTGGATCATGCTGGTTAAGAACCATACTTAATCCTTCAAGAACGTTTACTGGTACAAGATCTTTAAGCTCTAATGCAAGAGCAAGAGCTTCTTTAGATTTCAGGAATTGCGTGTCGGGGTCAAGCGTCTTTGCGCTTGATGCGGGGGTAATTATATATTCGCCTTCATAAATCTCATCATCAGCGAATCCAACAAACTGAGTATTCTCAATTATGGGAAGTTTCACTTTGAGGCGCTTCAAGTGGGCCCAAAGCATTGAGTAAAGTTCATGGTCTGGCTCGTTAAACCTATCAGCAGAAGCAGAAGTAACAAGACCCCTGTTTGCTGTTTCAGCACGAACCTCAGTAGCCGTTTTATTCAAAGAGCGGCTTTCTGTTACGTTGCCAGAAAAGATGCTGTCCCCAGCTCCAACTCTATTTGCTGCGTCTCTTTTCTCGCTATCAATATCAAAATCAAACGTAGATGGAGGAACAGGCATTTGGGCAAAATCAAGACCGTTAGGAAGGAAGCCGCCAGGAGCAATCTTAGCTGTCTGCTGGTTGCTATCGCCGGTCTGTTTAAACATTGGGTTTGTAGCGAAGTCGGCCCATATGAGCTTTTTCTTCTTCATGGCTGTAGCTGTAATTTGGTTATCAAGAACCTTACGACCAATACCCCATGAGTTGTACCAGAATTGATCCCTGTAAGAGTATCTATGCTGAATACTCTCCCAAAGCCTCTCCCTTTCTGGCTCAATCTCTATCTCCCTGAAAACGGGATCACGATTTTCTTTTAGAGCGTCAAGAATCTCGTTTTGCTCTTCTTCCTGAGTCATCTCTCTTGTTACTGCCTCAAACTTCCAGGGCATAACCTTTAAAGCAAATCCAGGGAAATCAGGAGAGATATAACTTACACAACGATCACCTACGCTAATACGAGGATCATCCTCTTCTCTGTTGGCCTTATCCTGATCTACGTCCCATTGTGTAGCATAATGAAACACTTCCCATATCACATAGTTATCAAGTTTGTAATCAGATGCAGATATACCCATCATTTTTTCTTTAACTTCAAGGGTGTTATCATCATCATAAGAGCTTATTGTTCCGGTTACAGGACGTTCTTCACTTTCGGCAGCTCTCTTCTGTCCGAACATTTCTATAAGCTCGTCAACATTGCTCCAACCTTTTTCATCTTTACGCTCAATAAGGTCTCTCTCGCTAAACCTCAGTACATAAGTAATTCTTTCAGCATTCTCTGAAACAGGAACTTTGGTATCAGAAGGAACAATACAATCTTTACAATCTACCGTTATAAATGTAGGGATAACTCCAAACCTGATATCATCCTTCATTACAACTTTGGAAATGGAAAACCCTCGTTCGTTCTTCATATCAACGCCCTCTTCTTTCTGGGGGCGGAACCTGATTACGTGGCGAAGGAATGTATCAAAAGCTTTACCTGCTTTAAGCGCAGTTTCCTGTGTAGTATCTCCGATTGGAATAAAATGGGCAACACGAGGAGAGTTCAAAATCATGCTTATTTCTTGATCGGTTTTCTTGTCGCATGTTTCGTCAATTATGGGAACTACAGGGTTAGGTGCGCCAGGATAAGGACGTTTACGGGAGCGTTCCATTGAACGACGCTTCATAATCTCGTCGTCCATTTTGTTCCAAGTAGAACGAGCCTGAATGTCATCAAGGATGGAGGTCCAATATGGCGCTGTATTCGTATCTACTTGCTGATCGCCTTTGCCCATAATCGTTCCTAACTAAAGTTTCAAGAGGGGCAGGTAGGTAGAGACCCACCCCTCTCAAGGATTGCGGAGAGTTAATTATTTCCTGTCCAAAGCCTACGCCATTGAGCAGCAGCATTTGCGACCAAACCAAGAGTATCAGTCGCGCCTAAAGTAATATTTCCACCTAAAGCCAAAGCTGTTCCATTGTCATTAAAGACAAGGTTATTAGTTCCAACATTCTCAATAATAAGAATTTGGCCTGCTGCGGTTGCGTTAGCAATAGTATTTGTAGCAACTTCGCTAGGAGTAATCTTCATGTATGAAGTTGTTGCGGCCAATGCTTGACCGTTTGTTACGGTAAGAGATGCAGGAGTAAGAGTAGCAAGAGTCCCGACAGTAAAAGCGCCAGTAGACTTAGTTACAGTAATAACACCAGCAGAGGTAATAGTTGCATCACCAGACATATTAAAAAGTTTATCAACAAAATTCTGAATGCTATTAGCACCCCAACAGTCATTTGCTCTATTCTGCCAAGTTGTTACACTCGCGCAGTAGCCCAGGCTAGCTACCAGCATTAATCCGACAATTACTCTCAATCTTTTCAGTTTACTAGCCATCCGTTCTTCTCCTTGTTTGTTTAG